GTGAGGAACGCCAGCACGGGGCTTACTGCCGATACAGCTATGATGCGCCATTGTTCCCAGTTGAATATTTTGTCCATCATTGTTTACTGTGTTTATCGTTGTGTAAAGTTGTCATTCCGAGCGAGGCCCGAAGCCGACGAGGAATCTCATGCAAAATGCTCACTTGGTCGGAGATTCTTCAAGGCAAAGCCTTTCGGAATGACATCATATCACGAGGGTTGCAACATTTGGCAAGAGATTCTTCACTCCGCTTATGCAGCGTTCAGAATGACAGGGAGTTGCCCCCTTTCACACGAAATCGTACCAATAAACGGTATCGGCATCGCATTTCAGGTTCAACGAGTGCCGGTATCGGTCGCGTCCATACTTCCGAACCCACAGGCGGGGAATGACACACCCCGTGCCGCCGTGTCGGTTCTGCTCTTTGAGGCGTATCGGGCAATGCGGGTTATAGGTGGTTTTCCACGACCGCTTGTCGCTTACATAGAGGCAATGCGGGTGTTCCCCGTCGAGGAACATGGCTTTGAGCCTGTCGAGGTCGTCGGCAGCGGTTTTCCGTCCACCCATGACGTTTTCGAGGATTATGCGGTAGCAGCACCCTGCATTTTCGAGCTTTGCCACAACGGCCGGAACATCGGCCTTGTACTCGATAAGGCCGTGGCAGGCCACAAGACCGTCCTTGCCGTCGAAACGCACGCGGAGGTCGAATGCGCGTGCCCCGCCCTCTATCTGTCCCTCGACGGTCGTTCGCTGGCAGCGGGCGAAAGGCCTCAAAAGGTATCCCCACCATTTCATCGGTTTATAGCCCGTCAGGCTGTTGTGTGATCCGTACATACAGTATCTGTTTCTTATCCCGGATAAGCCCCCTCCAACGACGAAGTATCTATCGCGAAATAGACGCAGGACGAAAGGTCGCCCGCCTCGATGTACAGTGTCCCCGGAAGCAGGATCTCCGGTATGTAGTTGCCGCCGTTTTCAAAGAACACTTTCATGTACCCGTTCTTCCCGCTCCCCGTAAACCCTTGCGAAACAACTTTCACAAAACAGGTTTCGCCATTCGCCGTGTACCTGAGGTACACCTCCGGGAGGGACGTCGCGCCAGCCTTCCAATACGAGGAAATGTAACTCTTCAGCCCCGTATGGCTGCCGAAACTCACCTCACCGCCCGAGAAATTGGCCGTACCCATGTTCACCACCACGGAAGGCGTAATATCCGGTATGTCGCTTGTCAGCGCCACCGTCCCCGTCTTTGCCGGTAGGTAGTGTTGGTACTTCCCCGTCGTATCGCACCGCAGGCGTATGTTGTAATCCTCCTTCGACCCGTCCATGTGGAAGTCGAGATACCGGCCTATCTCCATCACCCCGTCATTCCCCACGACGGGAATCTTGTTTTTGGGGTCGAGTTCACCCGCCGTAACGATCCCGTGCCCTTGTAGCGTCGAGGCGTCTATTCGGTTGAGCGCGTCGGTGAGTTCGGCAACAAGCTGTTTCAGGGTCATGCCCGTGGTCGGATCCACCACCGCGTTCCATATTGTTACGGGATAAATTGTCTGTCCGTTTTCTTTGAGTTTTTTACTTCGAGCCATATATAAAAAGGATTAAAAAGAGGACTCAACCCCTCTTTTGTTAAATGGTAATTTCCGGATACTCCGTTACATCGTTTACGGCTTCCGATTTCAGATAGGTGGTATTTATCGGATTTCCGTCGGAATCATTTGTAGCTTTGGGAGCTGATGTAACAGAAAGTACTCCTGCTCCGTTGGCGGTTAAACCGCTTCCTACCCGTACGCCTCCCAATACGGCAGAGGTAGCTACGGGAATGGATTGTAGGAATTTTGAAAACTCGTACACTTTATGGTTGCTGACGGTCGCAGATGATCCCGATGTATTGACCTCTGCATAGTGTAAAATGTCATCTGTCCCCAAAAACCAAATGGCAAACCCATTTGTAATTTTAAGGCTGTTGAGAATAATGGCACTATCTCCGCTTTCGTCTCCTTTCATGTGTAGAAGGACACCTCTTTCTCCGTCGCCGAAACCTTGAAGGGCATTTCTTACATCTGCAACAGCGGTACTAAAAGTAAGGGACGAATCGCCGCCGTACGTTGCCTCTATCAGGTCAAATGGAATAAATCCTGCCGAAGTCCCTTTCCCATAAATGGTATCTGTGGTAACATTCGAGAGGTCTTTTTTCGCCAAGTCGCCGATAGCCACCCCCGAATCCTTAGCCGCCCTATTCGTCCCGGCCGAAGTCAGCACCCGATCCGCAGCCCCCGCATTCGACGACATCGTTACCATGTTTGCCGTACCGCTCGACACCTTCGTGTCCGCATAACTTTTTGCCGATTGCAGGTTCTCGGCCAGCAACCCGGTAAGCGTTTCTGTGTCGGTGATGCCTTGCAGGAAATTTTCGATTTCCTTCCAACTGTCGATGACACCTTGTGTAACACCGGCATCTTCGAGGAATGTGTTTACTTTGTCGATAAACAGGTTCAAGTACTGGACATATCCGTCAAGTCCGCTTTCGCTGTGTTCACCTATGGTACTACGCAGGTCGGACATGGATTGAATGACATTTTTGCTTTCGCCCATGTCCCCGAACGTAAGGGCCAGATCATCTATGATTTCGCTCAGTTTGGTTTTGTTTTTGGGGTCTATCACAGCCTGCGGAATCGTCGCCGGATAAATCGTACTCCCGTTTTCCTTTAACTTCTTAATCTTTGCCATAATATCATTATTTTATTGGTTCGTTTTTAAATTTCCTCGTAGTCCGTCGTATCCGTGTAAGTCTCCGAAGTTATCGTGCCGCTTTGCACAAATCCCTGCGTAACCGTGTCAGGATAACCCGCCTCGAACGAAATCGAGTAAGACCGTCCGTTATCGAACAAAAAGGTCAGCCTGTAATCCACCCCGTCCTCTATATTCACAGCGGCTGCCCCCAAAAACAAGGGTTCCCCGAATTGCGTCGTCGCTTTCAACAACAGAGGGGCTTTACCTTTGGTGGCAGCAAGCATTACTGCGGCTATTTCTTCCAAATCCTCGTCCAAATAGAAACCTTTCCCCGGGGTATATTCGCCCAAATCGATAACTTTCGGGAACAGTTCCCCGGTTGCTGTTTCGAGGTCGCCGATACGGCCGGCATCTTGTTCCTGCTGTTTTTTTATCGAATCCACAGTCGCGGCATCGGCCTTTCCGTTGAGCGTATCCGTCAGCCCTTCGACCGAGGCCGCCGGTATCTTGTCGTCCTTGTGGAAAAACGAGTCGATCCACGCGGCGAACTGTCCGGCTGAGGGATAAGCCCCCCGGCTGAACCATTTTTTCAATGTCTCCCTTGTTGTTGCCATTCTATCGTGCTTTGATGATGTAGGTAAGCGTGTAGTAAGGCGGCCGGTTCTCGTGCGAATTCGAGGCGTCCCAACCGCCGGCGGCCTCCGTCTCTTTGGCGGCAGACAGTGCCCCGGTGTTTCCTCGGGCCATTCGCGAATTTTCCTCCCCTGCTTTTGTTGGGGCGGAGTTGGTAATGGAGATCCACGTAAACGTATGCGTATGCAAAGGCAGTCCCGACTCTTCGGCCGTGAGGGTTACGTTTTTCTTTCCGCCGGCAGCCCCCAAAGCGTTGTAGTCATCATCGGAGTCGCTGCGCCCCACGACAAAACGGCCGCGCAGGTCGGGCACCCGGAAATAGCCGGCAGTCGTGGTATAAGCCACGCCATTTTCCGACATGGCCCGGTTGAAGGCCGCACCGACGGCCGCATAGAGTTCCGGGTAATCCTTTTGGGCGTATTGCGCCCCGTTGCAGAGAAGCCAGCCGTCCGGGACGTTTTCCCCGGCAAAGAGCTGTACCGATCCCACCGGTTGGGGCTGTATCTTTTGGAAGGCTGTTTCCAGTGCCGACAGTTCCGCCCGCAACTCCGGCAGGGTATCTGCCTCATGGAAATCTTCCCATTTGAAATTTTCCCCGCCGATGCCCGGCGAGAGGCAGCGCACGGTGTAGGCCCGGGGGAAGTCCACGCCTCCCGACGATACCGCGACCGCCGAAGCGTTGAGGTACATGCCCGATGCCACCGCACCGCCCTCGAAATAAAGGACCTCCCCGTCGGGGAACTCTTCCGTGCGCAGGAACACGTAACCCGGAGCGCGTGTCGTGCCGTCCTCCCGGAGTTCGCAACCCCGGAGCACGGCCTTGTCGCCGGCGAGGTTGCCGATAATCTGCACGAGGCTGATGTTCTCCTCCATCGAGGCGAAAGTCTCCGCATCGACGGGGAAATACTGCTCGGCCTGTGTCGTAAAATTGCCAATCGTTCGTTTCATCATATATTGTTTTACAGATTCTTTTCAATCCCCATACAGAACGGCATATCGCATCGAGGCCAGCCGGTAGGTATCGACCACGCCGGAAAGGCGGCTTTCGTCGATACGCCCGCGTAACGCGGCGGGAATCCCCACGATGAAGTCGACCGCCCCGGCTCCCGTAAATTCGCGACGGTAGATTTTTTCACCTGCCGAAGCCGCCCGCAGGGGCAGCTTCAACGGCCGTCGGGCCGCACGCCGATAAACCACCGTCCCGAAGTCGGCCTTGTCGCTGTCGGAGAGGGTGATGCGGCGCAGCTCCGGGTCGAACTCGTCGTTGAGCACCGCCCGTAGGTAACAGACCTGCCCGTTATGCCGCAGCCGGTAGCCGGTGCGCTGCCGGTATTGTATGAAGCGCATATGCAGGTGGCTCACCGGCGTAACCAACGCAAAGGCGAACGCACCGAACAACGGCCTCCGCCAGAAAGTCGGCAGCAACAGCAGTGCCAGCCGGCGGATATTCACATCGTATTTACCCATTGTTGTAGACTTTTAGGTTCAACGTCAGCGTGTCCACCCGGAAATATCCCGCATCGGGGACATACCGGGCATTGATGGCCGCCCCGTCCGTGGTGGAAGCGCCGACAAACTCGACCACCTTCACCCCCTCGACCCCTTGCAGGGTGTCGACAAGCGCCATGTTGGTATATTCGCCGTTGAAAGGCAGGTTCTCGATATACGACTTGATCGCCGCCTCGCAATCGGTTTTCACCGTCTCGGGAGCCAGCATGGCATCGTAGTAGATGTCCACCTCGCAGCTGAACGGGTCGGCCTCCTTGTTCACCACGTCGATGCGCACGCCCGCATCTTTTATCTCGGCAAAATAAGCCGCCAACTGCCGCGCCGTCCCTTCGTCGAGCGGGGTACGGCGGCCGTCCGACTCGCCCGCCACCTTGACCGTCAGTACCGATGTCTCGCGGCTCTCCACCGCCACGGCGTGCTTCACCACCCGGGCGGCGGCCATCTCTTCCTCACTCATCGCCGAGGTGTCGTATTCGTCGCTGTCGGGCAGGAGCACCTTACCCTTCATAAACCGCAGCGCTTTATCCCGGTACCATTTCGGGCGGTGCGGCAATATCTCGTCGATGCGGCTGTCCACATCGGCCGTGTGCGCATCGAAAAGGCACTCCAATACCCATACGGCACAGGCCGCGACATAAAACAACACGCCCTCGACGCTCGCCTTGCTGAAACGCTCCGTAAAGCTGTCGCCCGGCGTGAACCCGTAAGCCGAAGCCGCCGCCTCGTTGCGCATGAAATCCGCAGCGATGCCCTCTTTTATTTCTGTAATTGTCCGTGCCATTCTTCCTTCCTGTTTTTGTCGTCAACTCACTATAAAATCCACCTCGATACCCATGAACCCGATACCCCCGTAAGGAACCGCCGCCATCTCTTCCGCCGTTACTTCCGTCGCCGGACGTACTTTTCCGGCAGCAAGCATGGCGACGACCTGTTTTTTTACAATATCCTCCTGCCCATACACCAACAGCCGGCCGGTGGAGAGGCTGTCGGTTACAGAAAGGCCGTTTCTTGCCGCCAGGGAAAAGACGGCTTCAAAAGCCCCACATTCCTGCACGGCGATATCCGCCAATGATTGTCCGTTATGTACCGTGATATTCCGCATCGATCGTAACTTTGTTTTTTACGGTGTCGATTTCCACCGTGTTGATTGTCATTCCGTCCGATTCCAGTTGCAGGGATATTTCCCGCTTCCAAGCCGTTATTTCGTCATCACCGAGAATATCGGAAATGCCCGCCCCGAGAAGCGGATATTCCTTGAATTCCCCCTTGTGTGCCTGTAATATGACGGCCTGGTTCTGATAGGTTGTACGTCCTATTTCCAGTCCCCCGGCGATAAGCCCCCGGGCATCCCGGGCCGTATTTATTTTCAGGTCGGAGGTTTCCGGGTCGAGTAATATGCCAGTTCCTTTCATCAGTGTGTAACTTTCGTGTCTTCTATGTCGGCTTCCCGCGTCTCTGTCAAAGTGGAGGACCACGATGTATCGAGCGCCGTTTTCAAGGCACCGCCACCGTCCTGCAGTACAGGCGTCCAAGCTTTAAACACCGATTTAAGCGCGTTTATATCCCGTTCGATGAGATTCAGCCGCCCGGTCAGTTCTTTTACGTTGGCCAGCCCGTTGTTGCTGCCGCCGTTTATTTCGATGGCTTTTCCGGTGAAGCGTGCACTGCTTTCCCCGACATGCAGTTCGATGGCGGCAATTTCGGTAAAACCGATGACAGCCAGTTCGCGCATCGTTCCGGCCGAAAGGTCGGCCACCAAGACGGAGCTGCCCCCAGCCGGGGTGATGAGCAAACCTTTTTCCGTCCCTTTCTTGACCGGGGAAAGGCGGATACCGGGAATCACCAGATCGCCCATCCGGGCCGAGCAGGTGTCCCCCTCCACCGAGACCACTTCCATCAGCCAAAAGGCGAAACAGGGTTTTCCTGTTCCCGTAATTTCCCGAAGCAACGCCGCTATTTGCGAGTATTTGTCCATCAGTCTATTTTTTTTCCAAGTGTAACTTTCCTTTTTCCACCGGCCGAAGAGAAAGAGGTCTCGACGGCGACGACATAGTACTTGCCGGTTTTGTATTCATAATCCGCATCCCTTATCTCCGCAACCCATGCCGGCTCGACATAGGGAACGAGCCAACCCGTTATACTCCCTTCATAGCCGGTATATGAGCGTATTTTCAGCTCTTCGTCGGCACGGCGTTCGAGGGTGGCCCTATCCGAAACTCCCGGTATTTTCAAATTGAATTTGTCCCCGCCGGGAGTACCTTTGGTAACTTTCACCGTTTTACCGGCCGCATCGGTTCCCTCGATGGTGCAGATGAATTTCCGGTTCCGTACTTCCCGGTATTTCAGTTCCGACTTTTCTATGTTCACGGCAAAATCATAGATGACGGTTCCGCCTATCTCCGCATATTGCGGGTGTATGTGCAGTGTCCTGCCTTTCAGGTATATGTTCGCCCGGGTCTCCTCCTGTATCTTTTTCAGCACGTCGAATCCCGTCGCGTTGTAGAGGGTGAACCTGTCGTATTTGAAATCATAGTCGCAGGAGAGGTCGAAGCCGCCGAGTTCCCGGTTTACATACTCCATGATTTCTTTTACGGTGGCATCGGTGAAAACTTTGTTGGTCAAGTCTTTGCGGTAATTGTACAACTCATCTTCACACTGTATTTTTATGCTGCCGTCATCGGTGGCGATACTTTCCACGTACCCCTCGAACTCGACCGGAAGTTCCGACAGGTCGACGTCATAGCCGAACCGGATGGCAACGGCATCCCCCTCTTTGATTTTTCCTTCGATTTCCAATGCTTTGTTATATACGGTTGCCGGGAGGACGACCACGGCGGTATCCGCCAGGTTCTCCACTCCGGCTTTGACCGTTACGCTTTCGAGCATGGTCAACCGGTAACCGCCTATGGTGATGTCGAAGTCCAGGGAATACATTGTCAGATGGAGATGAAGAGTTCCGTATTGTTGTCGCTGTACGCTTTGATGCTGAAATTTTGGTTGTTCACCCCTTTGGTGTGCGGGAACGAGAGCGATTCCACCGCCAGGTATTTGATACCGAGTATAAGAAGGATTTCTTGTGCCACCTCTATGCTCCGGCGTTCATTGAAAAGCGCGCTTATCGTTCGGACCTGTTCCTCGGGATAAGCGTTCCCGTCGAGGGAAACGACACCTTGTATCTGTACGGTGTAATCATCCCGGCACCACCGTTCCTTGACGCTGCCGCCTGCCGTCCCTTTGGCGACGGAACGCCGTATGATCGAGTTTTTTCCGCTGACCGAAACCAGCGGCTCGATGGGGAAGGTGAACCATTCCGTGTCGTCCGGACGTTTCACTTTAAAGGGCATTTGCGAATGAATGACACCCTGGCGGGTCATTGCCCCCTTGACGGCCTCCGCATCGGAAACGGAAGTGATCGGGTTCCCGCCCGGCAGAATGATGTACGGGGGCAAGGTACCGAAACTGCCCAACGCTTTCGAGTAGCGGACGGCCGCCGGGTCCAGCGGGTTGCCGCTGTATGAAACTTCCACACGCGGAATCATTTTTTGCAGCTCGTATTCGATTTTAGCCATTATTGCGCCGTTTTTGCCATTTGTAAAACGCGGATAAAGAGGCTCTCCATGTCCCGCTCCATGTTTTCCCGATTGTCGTCGTAGCTGCCTTCGTAAACGATACGTTCGACCATGTTCCCGATAGAGATGTTGATGGTCGTGTTCCGTGTCCCGCCCGTGGCGACGGCTTCGGTGGCGTTTTTGGCCACCTCCCCGCCCGTAGGGTTGATTCCGCTTTCCGTTTCCGACCCGCCGAGTCCGGGTATGGACGGGGAAGATATGCCCAGTTTGGCCCCGAATCCCGAAACGATGTCCAACAAAGACTTCTCCGAGTTCCACGACATATCGATACCGGCGAGCGACCGGCCGGCATTCTTCAAATGGTCGGCCACACGTTGCGCTCCTGCAGTAATGGCCTGTTGCCGGGCTTCCACGTCGGCACCGATGGCAGCTATGGCCGCCCGGTTTTCCGCACTGTTTCCCAAGCCTACCGCCTCTTTGAATTCGTACCAGGCCAACTTTATTTTGTCGAGCCCGATCATGATGCCGTTCACAAGGGTGGAGAAGTAGAGCTTTACCCCGTCGACGAATGCGTAGAAAGTGTATTTCATGAATCCGACGACACCTTCCCAAAGGGAACCCCAACCCTCGATTTTATAACAGAGGTAGGCGATGACGGCGATAAGGGCCACCACGCCGGCAATGATCCATGTCGTGGGGGAAGCCCACATGGAAGCGTTCAATGCTGTTTGCGCCGCCGTCCACGCCCATTTGGCCGTGGTAACTATACCCGCCCACAAGGCGGCCAGTTTGGTCCGGGCGATGACGATCCCCATCGTTGCGGCCATTATTCCCAACAAGGCGGTAAGGACGGTTACGGCCGTGTTCCCCCCGGAAAGCAGGTCGAACCAACGTCTGAAAGCAGACACGCAGCCCGTTACGCCCTTATGTATCCACGACAAAAGGGCGGCGGTGTAGTCGATGAGCCGGGAGAAAACGGCAAACGCCGGATTGATGAACGGTTCGATGATGTCATACAGTTTCCAAAGCAGCATGGTGGCGTTGTCCAGCAAGGTGGACCATTTCCCGGACTTCGAGCTGCCGAGACGTTCGGTCATGTTATAGAACAACCCGCCCGCAGAGGTGGCCGAAATGAAGGCGTCCCGGACCATTTCCGCCGATATTTCCCCCTTGCTCATTTCATCTTTCAACACGGCCATCGACTTGCCGGTCGTCCTTGATATTTCATTCAGGGGGTTGAAACCTGCGTTAATCATCTGCAGCAGGTCTTGACCCATGAGTTTGCCGGTAGAGGTCATTTGGGAAAAAGCCAGTGTCAGGGAATTCATCTTTTCTCGGTCGCCCATGGCGATATCCCCCAACATCTTGATGTTCGGCATGACACGGTCCGCCGCGATGCCGAAGGAGAGCATCATTTTGGCATTTTCCTGCAAATCCGCCGCCATGTAGGGTGTGGCCGCCCCGTATTGCCGGAGGTCGGAGACCAACCGTCCGCCGGCTTCTTTCGATCCGAGCAGCACTTCAAAGGATATCTGTGTCTTTTCCCGATCGAAGCCCTTTTTCAAAGCCGCCAGTCCCGCCGTTCCGGCCAGTACGATGGGATTGGTGATGGCCGAGGCGAACGGCAGGTTACCGAATGCTTCGGAAAAAGCCGCCTTCAAACGGCCTCCCGTCGTACTCTCCAAACGACGCAACTGCCTTTCGAGCGATTGTATTTCCCGGTTGGTGGTGCGTATCGCTTCGATGTTTCCGGCCGGTATCCACTCCCGCTCGGCACGCAGGGCGGCAATACGTCCCGTCAGCGAACCGATGCTCACGCCGAAGTCCTGCATCGTGTGGTCGGTTTGTACGACCTGCCGTTGCACCCGGCTCCACACCGCCAGTTGCCGGTCGTTGGCAATGCCTATGCGCGAGAGCTTGCCCGAGATTTTATCTTGTAGGGAGAGGGTATATTCAACGATATTGCCTGCCATCGGTTCGTTTGTTAGGGTTTGTTCGCCTCTTTTTCCTTTTTCCGGATATATACCAGTTCATTATAACGGGCGGCGAATTCCTCGTCATCGAGGTTATCCGGTTCTATGTGCATGTAGTAGCGCAGCTGCGCCGCCATAATCCGAAACGTATCGGCATCATCGACGACTGCAGCTTCTATAACTTTTCCAGTTCGGCCTCCCCGACTTCAACGATATCGGGGATCATTCCCGAAGCGGCGAGGAACAGGCTGTCGTCGGTGCGGATATCCGTATCCCCGCCGAGCCAGCACTGCCGCAATATGACCTCGTTGAATTTCAACGGGTCGGCTTTTCCGGCTACGGAAGCGGCCGAGAGGTCCTTCCGTTTCGGCGCACGCAGGTAACAGACGTGCTTTCTACCGTCGGCATCGTCCACCTTGATGGCGAATACGTTTTTATGGGTCTCTTTCCACTCTTTTATCTGCTCGGCGGTGGCTTCTCCGATCGGTTTTTCTTTTTCCATGACGGATTTTCTGTTTGATGACGGTTGCCCGTCCGGTTAAACGATTTTTTTCTTGTCCAGGAAGATGAAAGGGAGGGTGCATTCCATGAATTTGTCCCCCTGTTTCAGTTCTTTGGGTTCTTCGGTAAACTGGCAGCCGATCAACTCGTCTGTGGCGATCATGTCCCCTTTCGACGGGTTGCCGTAATTGGCGACTATTTTCACCTCGAGGTCCAGTATGGAGCCTCCGCCGGCGACTTCCAGCGCCAACAGTTCGGACTGGGTGAGGGTGATTTCCCCTTCACCCGACTTGTTGCCTTTCTGAATGCTCAGCGGTTTGTTCCCTTTGCCGTAAAGCGCTTCTTTTTCTTGTTTGTAGACATATTTCAGTCCTCGCAGGCCGGAGATGTCGCGGTTGCCCATGAAGACGGTCAGGTCTGCAAATTCGTACTCTCTGCTGTTGAACATTGTTTCCTTGTTTATGTGGTTTTGAAACCGAGATCGACATCGATGTATTTGGCGTAACCGTTGGGCTTGACACGCAAGCCGGCGGCAATACGGGAGGTGGCGAGAATGTCCTGCTTGTAATCGATGGAACACTCCACGCCGGTATCGTCAGGGTCGGCGGGGTCGTTTCCGAGGTTCCCGTTGGCGGTCATGCTGCTGATGATGGCTTGTTCGACATCGCCCTGCACGGAGGCGCACCAAGCCGGGGAAAGGGTCCCATCCGTGGCGATAGGCACTTCGTCGTTGAGCGATTCGACAAGGGTGTTGTATGCGATACGGTAAGCCTTGTCTATGACCCGGCGATTCGACAGCGAATTGTAATCGTCCGTGGCAGCCGTGGCCAGCGGGTCATCCGCAATGAAGTAACCTGACTTGCCCACAAACGTCCGGAATGTGATGTATCCTTTGTCATTGATGCTTTCCACATCCGCTTCCTCGACGGTTTTCCCGCCGACGAACATCTCCACCGGCGTAAGGGCGCCGCTTTTCACCCGGCTGATCTTACGCTGGACGTCCGTGGCGGCGATTCGCCCGGCAACGATGCCCATGGCCGCGTTCGGGCTGTCTTGCGACGTATCGCCGATGACGATGCCGCAACGGTCATGGTTCATTGTTTTCAGATCGGGCAGGCCGGTATCATTGCCGGAATAGGCATACCCTTCAATCAAAGTGAATATCGGGGCATAACGGTCGTCTGTGGCCCATTCCCCGAGAGCCTGCGCCTTTGGCAGGGCGGCGATGACATCGCTGTCCATACCCTCGGAATCGTCGAGCTCGTAGCTTTCCCCGGGTGTTTTGAAGGCGATGAGTCCCCGTATGTTGCCTTTGGCCGACAATAACAGCGATTTTGCGCCGCCGGCATTGTCCTTGTCGAGTACCGTGGCAAAAGCGGCTGTCTCGGCAAAACCCATGAGCCACAATTCCAGGCCGTCGCCGCCCTCCGCATAGAAATCCTTGACATTGCGGTAAAGGTTGGGATTGTTCTCGGAGGTAACACCCAAACTTTCAAGGTCGGCGAGCTTTTTGAGAGAGTAAGCCTTGCCCAGTTTGAAATTTTCTTCCCCGGCCACCTCTGCCGCACCGATAGCGATAAAGCCCAGGCAACCGTCGTCCATTTCGGCCACTTGCCCGAGAGCCCCGTTCGAATAGGTTATTTTTACACGTGGTAACATGGCTTCTTTCTATTTTCGTTTGACTGTAATTACGTTTTTATCCCCGAGACGTTTCGCATGTTCCCGGGCGTCGTGCTCGTCGAAAAAGCCGAAATTGTCCGAGGTCATGAAAACCTTTTCCTGGTCGGGATAACAGGAGAGTATCCGCAATCCCTCTTTTTCGGTATCCGAAAGCGGTGATTCCTCCCTTTTTTTCTTTGAACGGGTTTCTTTTTCCGCTCCTGCGGATTTGGACGCTTTATCGGTTTGGGGTTCGTTCTTTTCAGATTCACCCGGTCGGGTATCCATATCCCCCGCACCCGTTTTGTTTTCTTCGTTTTGCATTTTAATAGAGGTAAAATCGTTTATGAATGGTGTTTGAATTTCCGGTCGGGGAGTTCGCGCGGGCCGCCGCGCGTATCCGTTTTCAGGATAACGGGCGGTGCGGCCCTGCCGTCGAGGTGAAACGTGCCGGTATCATGGAACGTTTCCAACCCCTACCTGCCGGCGGCGCGGGATTGGCCCGCACCCGGAACCCGTATGGCTTATCCCCCTGCGGAAGGCTCTTCGGTTGCCTGGCAAATAAGCGCAACACCTTTTTTGTCCGAGCGGATATAACTTCCTCCGGCACGTTGCAGGAAAGAGATGATATCGCCGTAATAAAGCGGGTTTCCTTCATCGTCGAAAAGAATCGACGCACCGAGAGCCCGGGATACGCAATCTTCCTGCCAGGCTATGCCGGCTGCCGAATCGGTCGCATCGGCGGCCGCGCTCCACTCCTTGAGGACTCCGGCTTTCGTCGTTTTGGCGACCTGGCCGCGTTTGTAGAACCGGAAGCCGGCATATTCCCCGATGACACCTTTTTCCGGATCGGCACCCGCCAGGAAGGCGACAACCTCGTTGTTCGTCATCGAGTTCTTCAACTGGTTGTACATGTAAGCGTCCAAAAGCATGTAACGGCCTGTCTGCGGAATGTTCTGCGAGTCGAAAAGCAGTTGGGCCGCTTCGACGGAGGCTTTGGTCATCGATTTGCGGTTTCCCGTCGCCGAGGCGATATGGGCGGTAACGGCAGCTCCTTCGGTAAATATCGTGTTTACCCCGGAAGGAATCCAGGAGTAGATGAGCGACGCGTGTATGTCGTCTGCCAGTTTGTTGCGGGAGCCCCGTATGATGCTTTCCCGTTTGTTGTACGAAAGCTCCACCTTGTCCGCATTGGGTATGCGGATAGGATCGACCGAAAATTCATCGATATCATACGAAAGGTCCACATCTTCCCGTGTGGTAACGGCTGCGGGAAAGGTGGTGCGGTTTTTCACCACGGAAGGCGCCGCACCCGCATTCGGTACATGGACCGTCTTCTCGTTTACGAATTCCGAATGGTCCACCGATTTGGAGGCGAAGGAATTGTCTGCAAACAGATTTTCGATAATGGATTTGATCCAGATTTGAACTTGTAATGCCATTTTATGAATTTTGAATGTTTAGCGTTGAACACATCTCTTTGTACTTTCTCTCGTACAGGTCGGGGTACTTCTCTTTCAATTCCGACAGACGGCCGGAACGGTCGATCTCGTCCCATGACATCTTTGCAAGGCTTTCGCTTTCCCCGCCGTCGGCGATTTTCCCGCGCAGGCTCTGCCGGGCGGGCATGCTTCCGAGAATCTTACGGGTATTCGCGAAATCGGTCTCAAACAGCTTCAAGTAGGTCTCTTTCAGGTCGGCAGGGATTTTTCCCTCTTTTATGGCCTGCTCCACCTGGGCGGAGGCTTCGGCTTTCTCCCCGGCGGCCTTTTCCTCGGACAACCGTTTCACTTCGGACTCGGCTTTCTCTTTCGCTGCTTGCAGGGCGGCGATCTCCTGTTTATGGCTCTCCTGTAACCGGGTGATGGCGGATAACACCTCCGCGTCCCCAGCGTTTTCAGGCAGCCCGAGCTTCAAAGCAATTTCTTTCATTGGCTTATGATTTGTTTGTTTATGAATAAGACGAACGGGGCACTCCCTTTCGTCGGATAATTCGATGACCCGGTCATTGTCGTCGTAAAGGACGATGCCCGCCGCATTCGGGTTGGAGGGTATGTCGACGATCGACACCTCGCGCAATTCGCATTTCGTTACCGTCGCCCGGGTCTGTCCGGGTTTAAGGTGCTCGGGGGCTTCGCTCACCTCTATGATACGGATTCCGATCGAGCAGGCTTTCAAAAAACCGCCTTCCACTTTATCCGCTATCTTGGCCGCAAAATCGTCTTTCTTGTCGAAAACGGGTTCGCCGGACATGATGCCGCCTTCCCCGGCCCCGTAGTTCTTCCAAATGCCGATGGGAAGTATCTCGTCTTTCTTACCGTACAATGTGCGGTGGTGGTTGAACAGCATCACGGGGTTCTTTTCAAAGCGCGTCAGGTCGATGCCCGATGTCAGTACCCGGAAACCGTAACTGTTTAATTCTTCGTCTGTCCAGATAAGTCTTTTTGCCATTGTTTTTATAAAAGGACGGGGGCTTGGCAGGGCGGCAACTCACCCCCGTATGACAGTTCCCTCGGTTATCCGCCGGATTGCCGCTCCCGGCGGATCTTTCAAAAATGGTTTGTGGCGGGAGCGGGATTCGAACCCGCGACTTCGAGGTAATGGGCCTCGCGAGCTGCCTCTGCTCTATCCCGCTGTTTTCCGGCAAAAATCTCAATAGGTTTCCGCCCCGGCAAATTGTGTGGACATTCTGTACACTCTTTTTTGACACCCGCCGTTTGAAAGCGACTTTTGCATTAAAAAGATATTCCGAATGTCTCTTACCAAACAAGAAATCGAAATACGGAAAGGATACGCTTTCCGGCTTTTCATGAGCGGGGAATCCCAGAAATCGATAGCCCGGACCGTGGGCACCACGGAAGCAACGGTAAGCCGGTGGGCGGGAAAAGAGGAATGGGACAGGAAAAAGCAGGAGCAGAACACTTCGACGCTTGCCCTGGCCAACTCCATGATGGCGGCGGCCCGTAAAATGTCGGAACTCATCATCTCGAACATCGAGAACGGGAATACCGATATAGGGACGATCACCAAGTGTTCGGACAACCTGGTCAAAATCATGGCGGCGGCCGAACGTATCGCCAAGACCGTTACCCGGGCGACGGTCATCGACGTGGTCATCGCCCTCGACCGCTGGCTGGTGCAACGGGCGGAAGTCGATGAGCGCCTGTCTCCCGAAATGCTCGAATCGATTACCGGCTTCCACAGGAAATATATCGAATATATCACCTCAAACGAAACATGATGGCCGGAGAAAAAGAGAGATATAAAAAAGCGCTCGAACGTTATGCCAAACATCTTCAAGAGATACGGAATATAACGTCCGTCATACCTAAGGGTACAGACGCGGAACGCACATCGCGCATGGTCCGGGCCAGGGAGGATTACGATTTTTTCGTGCAAGCCTATTTCCCGCATTTGGCGACCTCCCGATGCGGGAAGTTCCAGATAGAAGCGGCGGAATACATAAAAAACAATCCACGCGCACGGTGCGTATTCGAATGGGCTCGTGGCCATGCGAAAAGTTCACACATATCGTTAATGATTCCGCTTTGGCTGAAAATACAGGAAAACCCCGAGCCGATGATCATGGTGCTCGTGTCAAAGAGTGCGGACATGGCCCGGCGGCTGTTGTCCGACTTGCAGGCGGAGCTCGAGGGGAATGACCTGTTTCTGCATGATTTCGGAAGGCAGAAAACGGACGGCCTTTGGACGGACGGGGAATTCGTCTGCGCCGACGGTTCCATGTTCATCGCCCTCGGGCGCGGACAATCGCCGCGCGGTATCAAAAGGCGGGGGCTGCGGGTGAATTACATCAGCATCGACGACATCGACGACGATGAGATGTGCCGTAACCCCCGGAGGGTGGACGAAGCCGTCGACTGGTGCCTGAGCGCACTCATCGGCACCATGGCCATGGGGCGGGGACGGTTCGTCCTGGTTGGAAACCGCATCGGCCAATATTCCATTCTCGGGGAAATGGCCTCGCGCCCCCATTTTTACCATACCGTCGTGAATGCCCTCGACAAAAAAGGAAAACCGTCCTGGTGGCAGAATTACCAACTGTCGGAAATCAACGACCTGCGGGTGGAAGTCGGCGAACGGCGCTTTCAAAAGGAATACATGAACAATCCGCTGGACGAAGGGTCCGTTTTCGAGCGGAAGTATATCCGCTACGGCAAGATGCTTCCCTTGCGGGAATACCGCGCAATCGTCTCTTATACCGACCCGTCGTTCAAATCGTCGTCGAAAAACGACTTCAAGGCCACGCTTTTGGTGGGGCTGACCAAAGAGGGGAAGTTCCATGTCATAAAGGCTTACGCCGACCAGACGAAAGTGTCGGTCATGGTGGGGTGGCATTACGAGATAAGCGACTTTGTGGGGGATACGCCCGTCCGGTATTACATGGAGTCCAATTTCATTCAGGACTTGTTGATGGACGAGTTCCGCAAAGCGGGTATCGCCTCGGGAAAGCAGATCCCCATTACCGGGGACGGACGGAAAAAACCGGAGAAATTCGCACGCATCGAGGCGCTGCAGCCCTTTTTCCAACGCGGGGAGATTCTTTTCAACGAGGCGGAAAAATCGTCGGGCGGCATGAAAGTGCTCGAAGACCAGCTGCTGACATTCCAGCGGGGAAGCAAGGCGCACGACGATGCGCCCGACGCCCTCGAAGGGGCCGTGTGGTTGCTGAGCAACAAAGTAAGGACGGCGAATACCCGTTACGTCGTCGGACACAGACCTAACCGTAAATATTGACATATATGTATTTATCCGCAGAAGAATTGAAAACAGCCATGTATGCCCATGTCGTCGAAGAGATTACCGGCGGGGACGTTTCAATCGTTTGCCAGGCCATCGAAGCAGCCATGGAAGAAGCGAAGTCTTACCTGTCCAATCGCTACGACGTGGAGAAGATATTCTCGGCCGTCGGAGAGGAACGGAACGCCATGATTCTCGAAAACGTCAAGGTCATGGCCGTATGGCGCATCATCACCATCTGCAATGCCGAAACCATCTATGAGATGTGGAAAGAGCGCTACGACCGCGTGGTCGACTTTTTCAAGAACGTGGCCAAAGGGATTGTCGCGCCTGCCTTGCCGCTCCGGACGGACGAAAAAGGCAATATCGAACTGCAAGCCAAATTCGGCTCTAACCCCAAATTTCATCATTCTTTATAATGGAAAGAAAAAAACAGGACCATGCCCCTTCCGGGAGAAAACGGAAGAACGGGGCCTCGCTGGTGCGCCGTGTCATCGAACGGCACGAGTCGATAACCCGGAAAGACATCGCCGACTGGAAAAAGGCCCGGATACAGGCTACCAACGATTACGAACCGAGGCAGGTACTTCTGCAAAACCTCTATGAGGAAATCATGCTCGACGCACTGATGTCTTCCCAGGTGGGACTGCGTATCGACAAAAGCCAGGGGGTGGACTTTTCGCTGGTGCAAGGGGGAAAAACCGACGAGGAACAAACCCGGATACTCAAGGACAGCGGCCTTTTCGACCAGCTGGTCGAGCTGATTGTCGAAAGCAAGTTTTACGGCTGTTCCTTGATCGAGTTTTCCTATACGCCCGACGGTATCCGCGCCGACCTCGTGCGCCGCCAGAACGTGGCGCCCAAGACGGGACGGTTTTATCCCGACACCTACGGGAGCGAATTCGTGTCGTACCGGGAAGAACCGGAATTCGGCCGGTGGCTCGTCGAACTATACCCCCGGGAGGGGGATTTGGGGCTGCTCAACAAGGCCGTCCCCTATGTGCTGATGAAGAAGTTCGCCATGTCGTGCTGGAGCGAGCTGTGCGAAATCTTCGGCATTCCGCCGCGCGTCATGAAAACGAACACGTCCGACCCCGAAATGCTCTCCCGGGCGGAACAAATGATGAAGGAGATCGGTTCGGCCGCCTACTTCATCATCGATACCGAGGAGAACTTCGATTTTGCACAGGGTGTCGCCACGAACGGGGAGGTGTACAAGAATCTCATCGATACCTGCAACCAACAGCTTTCCCTGCTGAACCTCGCCGCTGTGCTGGGGCAGGATACCGTGAACGGGAACCGCTCGAAGGAGGAAAGTTCCTCCAAATTGCTCGACTCCGTGGTGAAGGCCGATAACCGTTTCATAGAATCCTCTTTCAACAGGATCATACTCCCGGCGCTCGCCTCCATCGGCGTCCTCAAACCCGGGCTGCGGCTGGTCATCGCCAAGGAGGTCGATGTGGAAAAGCTGTGGAAAATGGTACACGAGGGTTCCCAGTACTACGATTTCGACATAGACTGGATACGCGAGACGTTCGGCATCGAGGTTACCGGATTGCGTACCGACACGGCTCCGGCGGTTTCTCCGGCTCCGGGGAATAAAAAGGACGGAAAAGCGGGCGCTTCCGGAAGTAGGGAAACACGGGAGCTGCCGGATGATTTTTTCTTTTAAGGGCTGGCCGGCCAGCCTTGAAGTCCACCCTTGACGACCTCTATTTCAACGGTTCTTTAACGGCGTTGGAAGAGTGTTTGAAAGAGTTCGGGCAGTCGGTGGCGGGAATATTCCCTCTGGCGGACGGGGAGATGTTCGGCAGGATCATCGGGGAGATTGCGGACGATTTCGATGCGGCCGTCAACAAACGCCTGCTCGACATATACGCGGGCAACCTGCTCGGAGGCGTCCGTGGCGTTTTCGGGGATACCGGGTACGGAAGCCGTTATTTCGGCCTTGCAAACCGGCTGGAAGCCAACGCGGCCAGGTTTGCGGCTTACAAGGCTTACCATGCTACGGAACAGGTCAAGAGGCAACTGACGGCCCGCGTGTCGAAAGAAGAGGCCCTGAAAAGGGCCGAAGGGGCTTTGAGGGCGTTCAACAGATACCAGGCCGCGGAATACAACACGGCCGTGGCACGCTGCCGGACGGCCAGGCAATGGACCGACTTCAACCGGGAAGGACATGCGGACATTTTCCCGAATATCCGTTGGTTGCCGAGCCGGAGCGCCGAAAGACGTCCGCAGCATGTCCCTTACTATAACCGCGTATGGGCGAAGACCGACCCGTTCTGGCTGGAAAACCAGCCCGGCAACGAATGGAACTGCAAATGTGACTGGGAGGAAACCGCCGATGACGTGGACCACGACGGGGTGAAGGTTACACCCCCGCCGGCGGGCCTCTCCGGAAATCCCGGCATCACCGGGGAGATCTTCTCGGAAAAGTCGATATATTTTACGGCCAACGGGCACGACCGGGTAGGCAGGGGGATATTGGAACTAGGCGAAGGCGGTTTCTTCGGCAAAGGGAAAATCGACGCGGCGGAGGTGCTGTCGCACGTGTTGCACGAGTCGGGCGAAATCGCCGGGAACATGGAGGTCGCTACCCTGTTTTGCCGGCATAACAAGGGGGTAAGGCGTATAAAACTGCTGCCCAATGTGGTAAAAGAGGATGCCGGCCTGAGGCCCCGGTTCTACCCCAAAGGCATGACACCGCGCGGGGCGAATAAAAATGCCGATGCCGTCATCGAATGGGACAACGGCGACAAGTGGGTCGTCGACTTCAAGTGCATGCAGGGGAACGGGGCGAAACTCAAAGAACGCCTGTATGACGCTTACGAGCAGGCCGACTATGCCGTCGTGAAGATATGCGGGGAAATAAAAGAGGTTCAAAAAGTGATCGAAACGGCCGAACGGTTCATGAAAGGGCATCATCAATTCAAAGGGTTGATTGTCTATGATAATTCGGACAGGGAAATCTTTCGGATAATAAAATAGGCGGCATGGTTGCCGCCTATGAACCCCACTACTGTCCACCCAACGGGTCGCCAAGGATTCTTTGCCAATAGGGTGATTTCCCTATAAACAAACAAAGAGGCGTTCCGCCTCTTTGCCCAACCCAAGTGTCCCAGCCAGCGGCTCGATCGCGAGTTGTTTTGCAAATATAACGATAATTTCTTACAAACAAACATTTTATGGCAAAAATGACTCCCGGACAATTCAAAGCGGAAATAGAACGGCTGCAACGCATCTCACCCGACTTTATGGCCCGTATAGCCCCGTTGGTGGCGGCGAATACGGCGGTTGCGGAGTTTAAAAACAACTTCCGAACCGAGAGCTTCGACGGGGTGAAGTGGAAAGAGGTACAACGCCGGGACGGGCATTCTCCGGCTTACCGGTATGCGGCAAGGCACCACCCGGCACGGACGACACGGAACATATTGACCGGCGATACCGGCGACTTGGGCCGTTCCATCGAGGTGAAGGAGGTGGGGGAAGGACGGGCTACCGTATGGACTTCCCCGCAGGAATTCGGCAGCAAGGAGCCTTACGGGGCGGTCCATAACGAAGGCTTGAAAGCGGGACGGGGCACCGGATTCATTATGCCCCGCCGCCGGTTTATGGGAGACACCCCCGGTTTGCGGGAGAAAACCGTGAAAGAGCTCGGGAAAGCATTGGACCGGCTCTTCAAAAAATAAAGGCGGAGTCGATTATGACTCCGCCTTTTCATTTACTTCCGGGGTATAAGGTTATCTTTATCCCTTCGGGGTGTACGGCCGTCCCTTCTCCGGCATGGCCCGCCGTGAATTGCGTCGCATAAGAGAGGGCATACACTTCGAACGTGTTGCTGACATGAAGTTTCCGCCAGTTCGTCCGCACCAACGGTGCGAACCCCTTTTCATAATACAGCTGCAGGGCATCGTGCACACTCTCCATCAGTTCGATGGCGGCATATCCGTCTTCTTTCCGGGGGGCATACAGCGACGTGGGCGTGAGCCGCTGGTCGGCGATGGTGATCGTTACCGATACGTCCGCCAGTTGTCCGCCTTTGCCGGTTTCACTGAAACCGGCTTGTTCCAGGTCGATGAGCGCACAGGGATATTTCACCGCAGGCTGCTCGTAGCGTAACTGCCCCCAGTCCTTGTCGATGTATTTCAGCTCCGGCACCGTGGCGAGCCGTTCCTGTATGCTCAACAGCAAATCTTTAAATTGTCCCATCGTGATCGTTTTTGTCGAATAGTGATAACTGACCGGGTCTCTCCGGTTGTTCCCGGGTCTCCCGCAAGGGCGTGGCGATGTAACGCAGCAGGGTGCGGTAACACATCGGGTAAACGGGGTTGACGTACCGTTCCCAGACTTTGAAATAACTTTTGGCGTAATTCCCCGGCTCGTAATGCTGCTGGACGATGTCGCAGACCAACTTTATCCGCCGGAGGGTGTTTTTACGTCGACCGCCCATTGTTTTTCCCGGATTTTGTTTTACCTTTGTTACAACTTCCCCAAATTGTAACTCGCTTGCCGGATCCGGTGGGCGGGTTATTTTTTATACCCCGTCTTTACCCGTGTGTTTCATGCCTCGGTCATGCCGAGGGGGATCTGTTTCCATGCGCCGCTCTTTTCGTCTTTGTATTCGGCGTAAATGTAGGTTTTCGACAATTGGGGGATATAGGCCTCTTCTATGATGGTGATCCCTTCGTTCAGCCGTTCGTCGTTCAACTCGTTCGCCAGCTTGCGCAGTTGCAGGGCCTTGTTGGCTTTCAGGTTCCCTGCGGCGTCCCGGGAGAGTAACCGCATCATTTGGTTGACGAGCGCCCGCGTGGTGTCGTCTTTGATGAGCGAGAGGCACGCTTCTTTGACAATGGCGACGCCGTCGTTTACGGTGTCTTTCCAACCGTCGCACTGGTGGCGGCCGATGATGATGCGGCGGGTACCGTCGGAAGTGGTGAAGGTATGGGACTTCTGGTCTTCTTTTACCCGGCGCAGGACATCGGCTTTCATCTGCAATATGGCGGAAAACCGTTCGAGGATTTCTCCCTTGACGGCCGAAATCGTTCCGCTCAGCTCTTTGAGCCGGGGAAGGGCGGCGGTTACTTCTTCATCGACCAGCTGGCCGTAGGCAGCACGGTCGCGTTTGGCTTGTTCCTTTGCCGTCTTGGCGGCTTTGGCCCGTTGGTAGGCTTCATACTCGGCGAGTTGCGCTTCCGTCATCATGACGGCCTGTTTCTTCTCTTCGTTCATGGTTGTATGTTTTTAATCGTTATCGAAATGTTGGTAAAAATCCATGTCATCGGCTCCGGGTTCGTCGTCGATGAGCATCGCTTCGCTGTTGGCATAGGCCCAGTCGGCCAGTTCGCCGAGGAATTGTGCAGCTTCGGTCCGCTCCATCTCCGAAGTCTGCAACGCCAGTTCTTTCTTCACCCGTTCAAGGGCGGATTCGTTTTTCTTTTCCATAATTTTATTGTTTTGAAGGTTTCCATTCTATGGTAACGACGGCTTCGAGTTCTCCACTGCCCCCGCATACGGGACAATCCTTGTGTATAGGCTCTCCTATCTCGTTCTCGCCCCATATCCAACCGTTGCCCTTGCAACAGCTGCATACATGCCCGGGGCTGCAAAATACTTCCAGCGCGGCCTCGTCCGGTTTCCGGACAGTGAGGTATGGCGGTGCCACCAATTCGATGATGTTCTTTCTTGTGCTCATGTTTTAATCGGTTATTACAAATTGTACATAAAAATCAAATTCATCTGTCAGTCGCTTTATCTGTATCACGCCCATTGGGTTCCCGCCACAAGGGTACTCTATGATACGGCGCTTGGTAATGCACCTGACTCCTTTCTTCCGGAGACGGTACAGGAGGTTTGCCCGCCCTTTTGCCTCTTTCTTGTTCATTGCTCCGAATATTAATTCAGCATGACGGACTGTTTTTTCCGTTCACCTGTATAATTCCGAGAAATGCACTCCATCGTGATGCGTTCCACTGCATCGATGTCTTTTTGTTTATTTCGGAACGTGTTGTACAGGTTGCGTAGGCGTTCGGCAGGAATTTTGTTGAATGTCGTGTATCCTGTCGCCCGGCATGCAATGCCCTTGATGATTTCGGCGTTTCCATCACGGTTAATCTTGCGCAGGTAGCCACCAATCGCCGCCATTACTTGCTTGCGTAATTTGTCCATCGTGTCGTTTTTCCCACCCTCCAATTGCATGGAAAGGGTGGCACAGACATTGATGAGGTCGTGCGTGTCGATGTCGGTACTGCTCTCTACCCCGAAACTTTCGACGATAGCCCGTTTCTCTGCCGCAGTAAGTCCTAAGCGGGAGCAAAGGGTATGGAACTTACGGAGTACCCCGTTGTGTATTTTGTCCATTGTGCACATACTTTTATGTTATTAAAGTTTATCGATCCAGTATTCATTAGCCCCCTGTTCCCATATGACGAAATCTTCTCCACCGCCAAAACGGGAGGAGATGAATGCTTTGTACCCCTCGACCCGTATCTTCACCTCGGAGAGCTTGCGGACATGTTGTGCGACGGCAGGATATGGCTTGTTGTTTTCCTCGTGCGCAATGAAGATGAACAGTTTTTCGGGGAACTCGTTTATCAACCCCATGAACGTTGCCCGGGTGAATCCTACCAAAGCCGTTATCGAATCGATGACTACCACATCGGGGCTTTTTCGTTTCCGAAGGCGTTCGCTCAATTCTTCAACGGGTTCTTTTGCCAACACGATGACCCGGCGGCCGGCTTCCTGCATGGCGGCATCTTTCCATGCGTTCTGGAAAGAGAGCGAAAGTCCTTGCTCCAATGTGTCGTATGCCGCACGGTCGACGAAACCGGAGAGGTATTTGAGCAGTTGCAGGGCAAAGTGCGTTTTACCGCTACCGCTTTCGCCGTAGATGATCCATGCGCCGCGCAATTCGGGTCTGCCGAACGACTCGAGCCACCTGCCGGAAAAGTCCGCCACCTCAAACCGGGCATCGAGGACGTTTTTATTGCTGATCGCCTTTGCCATGTGTTACTAATCTTCCGAGGTTTTAATTTTTTGTCCTAATTTGATGATGAAAACATCGTGATCCGGTGTACCCCATTCGGGCTTGCCTTTGCCTATCGTTATACTCTCAATCTCGAATATCATAACCTTTGAGGTGTAGCCCCTGCGAAAGCGGACATTTGTAAATCGTTCGCAACGAGCAATACATTCCCGAACTTGCTTGCACATCCTCCCAGCACCGCATCCGAAATTCGGCTGACACATGAGACGGTTCTCCCAATATGTTTTTATCTCGCGGTACTCCTCACGTTTCTCGCCGGAGGTAATCATGTCGTACCACTTGCTTTTTAATACGAGGTCGAGTGTTTTTTTCATTTGAACGCTGTTTATTTGGTGGTTGAACGCCGCTTGATCGCATGAATTTTGCGCTTTACGCGACGCAGGTCATTGTCGCAGTCGTCGATTATCTCGTTGATAGCCGCCGGATCGCTTACCCCGTTGGCGATGCACACGGCGGCGACATCCTCGCCGTTCACAACCTGTATAGGTATGAACTTGCGCCCGACCCGGCTGTAAATCTCCTTATAACCTTTCCTGTTGGTGCGGACACCCTTTTTGATGCGTTTCTCGAGGTAGTCGGTTGCGCAAAGCATGATGCCTACACGGTCTTCGAGCTTATTGTATAGGCTGATGAAAAAGTAGAGCACTTGGTCGCTCAGCTTGTCTGCCTCGTCCAGTACCACAAGCGGTGTTTCTTTCTTTTTGAGGGCGATGATGATGTCGGACATCATTTCCGGTACTGTGCTGCCCGTCGAGTCGATGCCCATGCATTGCAGGAGTTCCACCATGAAATGCTTACGGTTCCAGTATTCGGAACACGAGAGGTTATACACGTTGCGGTTCCGGGAGGCATAGCTCTTGATCGCTTCACTCTTGCCGCAACCGGCGTCGCCCGTAACGGCAAACACAAGGGAATTGTCCTGTGCGTCTTGCAAAAGTCCGTACATGCGTTTGTAGCCTCGTGTCTCCACTACCACCCACGCCCTCGGGTCGTAGCCTATCTGGGAGGCTATTGTACGCCACATCTCGTCGCTGATAAGTTCCCAGTTGTTATTGAGTACTTGGGAAAGGGTTGCAGCACTGACGCCGCGCATGGAGTTGGCGGCTTTGTTCTGGCCGCCTTTTATGGCGCAGAACTCGGCCAGTTTGCTCCTGATTTGTTCTTTTTCCGTTGTTTTCATGTCTTATCCTTTTTTATTAGTACAGATTCAAGGTTTCTTCCTCTTCCATGTCCGGAACGGCAGGTTTTACTTCAACAGCCTCGATGTCTTCTATGTCATGGGCTTGCAGGCGGCGGGTCTGTTTGTGAACTTTGTTTTGTCCCCGGCTGTCGCATAAAAGCAGGCGGGCAGCAACATCGAGTTGCGGGTTGTCATTGAAAAGCTGTTCCACTTTCCGGTCCACGTCGCTGCGTTTCCGGGCGATATCCGCTTCAAGGTGTTTGTTGAACTGTCGCACCCGTGCGAGTGCTTCGGCGTCCCCCTCTTTGCGTTCGGCAAGCGCCATCGGTTGAACATGTTTCTGCTCGAGCATGAAACGCAGCGTTCCGTCCTCGTTCACCGCGAGCACATGGTCGAGATTGTCAGGATCGTACTTGACCGACCAACGGACATGCGCGTACTCCCGGAACTTGGGATCGAAACAATCGTAATCCCGTTTTATCCCGCCGATCGTCGGGCGTAATCCCGTCCCTTCGATGGCGTTGCGGAAACCGGTTTCTGCACCGAAAGCGAGTAGGTACTGTTCTTCGGAAAGGGGCAACTTGCGCTCCTCGGGCAGTTCGGCAAATAGTCTCACATATTCCGCGCGTTTCTCGGCGCGTTCCTTTTCGATGAAACTCGCGAGTAGCCGCCGGCACTCCTCCTCGGTAGGGAATTCGTGGCGGTTCTTGTTCAGAAATTCACTGTTGGGTTGGCGGTTCTTGTCCGAGGTGATGCCGAAGCCCGACCAGTTTTCATAAAACTGGCAATACTTTTTATTGAAATACCCGAAAAACGGTTCGATAACCTTTGCCTTCGCATTGTGCGCCCGGGCGGGTGTGTACTGCGCTCCCATGACTTGATATATCGGGGTGAGGTTGCCCCGCCCGTAGTTGTCGCTCTGCAACTGATTGACACGGTATCGCTGTCCGAAAAGTTCGGCGGTGTGGTTCGCAGCATTGCGGAGGGCGGCTTTAATGAGTTCGGGGGTCTCACGCTCGCCGATCGCATACCCGACCGGGTAATTGAGACAGGGGTCGAGAACGATTACAATCGTGAGACGGTTCGTGTAGGTTGTAACCGTGCGCCCGTTGCGGGTCTCCGTCTTTTGATAGAGCAGCTCCGCCGTCCAGCCGTCCGTCGTCCAATACAGGAGAGGCAATGTCGGGCGGGAACGTTTCACCTGCATGCTCTTTTGGTTGCGGAACCGGGTTTCCCCGAGACGGCCGCCCGATATCAACAGATCGTATTTTTCCCGACGTGTACGGATGGCACTTACGGTTATTTTCTTCCAGCCGAGATGCTCACCGATGCAGTTGTACAGCATGGCTACTTGCTCGTTGTCGAAATTACGAGGGTCTGACAATAACCTGACAATCACCCCGTCCTGCTCTTCCGTGATCACTTTGGCCGCATTGCGGGTCCCGTATTTGCCTGTTACCAAAACAGGATAGCCTTCGCGCAAATACCGGTTGAATTTTTCCTGCAACCTGCGCGGGTTTCCCGGCAGGGAGTGCGGAAATGCATCAGCGATCCGCGGCAATGCCTCTGCCGCCTTGCGCCAGAACTCACATTTATTGATGCATCGCTTGCTTTGCCTGCGGTGCTGGCTGTCCGACCGTTCCAAAACGGTACGGAAGGCATTCAGTACAGCCGCATTATTGGCGTACTCGGTCTGTTTTTCCGTCGGCAAGAATTTACCGTCGTCCAATCGGTAGGTCTGGAAAAAATGCAAAGCGGCACCGTCCGGCTCTATGCTCTCCATAAATGGTCTGCTTTCCGCTTGGGCTTTCATGTCCGGGTAACGGTGGTAAACCTCTGTTTTATATTTCAAGGGGAGACTATCGACAGCATACAAGGCTGGACTATTATTACAACCACGACGTACACGATCTACTTTTCCTGTAGAGTTCCACCAATCAATCAAAGACTTACTAACTATGCCGTCTGTAAGTTCTGCGTGGCTGATACATAATTTGTTGTTATAGTACTCCATGATACTGTCTTTATCTTGCTCCCGCCGGGGACTTGAACCCCGGTGTATGCCGTTCGGGATTATTGATTTTCCGATCGAAACTTTTCTTGCAAATCAAACACCGTGTAGTTGTATTTTATCGGTCTGTTGGTTCGTTCTTGCATTTTCAGCAAACGCTGCCAGTATTCCGGCAGATAGGTGTAAATATTGCGTAACTCTTTTAGGTTCTTATTGGAACAACAGAAACAACTCACTCTATCCAATAAATCATAAAGTCGGTATCCATTCTCAATCCATTCGTATCCTTTAGAATAGCAATACTGCAACGTATCTTTTTCTGTCAGCCCCCAATCAACAAGTGGCAGACGTCTGTTTGGATGTTGATTTTTCAATATTCTGCATTGCTCGTCTGCGGCAATAGCAACATAGTAAATGTTATCTCCGATGTGCTGTTTTAGGGCTTTCAATTTTGCTGTTGTTCCCCAGCGGCAAGTGCCACCACACCAAGAATATCCCAAATGTGCTCCGTTTCTTCCGCTTACTGGTTTTTCAAAAGCGACATAATCAAATGGCATATCGGGATATAATTCTGTATATTTGATGCTATTATCTTTCAATAAAGGCAAAACTTTATCTCGAGTGTCATATATAGCTTTAAACTCTTTGCCCGTATTGTAAAAGACAACCTCATCCAATGGCTTTTTATTAGCAATCAAAATCAACAACATAGCCAAACTATCTTTACCAAAACTCACACTGGCAATGTGTTTTTTATCGGGAAACATGAGGGATGTCATCATCTTTCGACTATTTGGTTGTAAATCTTCTGTAAGGAATAAAGTACGTCGCCCCACGAGTCGAGTGTCATGTCGTCAAAAGAGGCAAGGACTTTCCCATCGATGATGATTTTGGCCATGTTCGTGTGGCGGCTCACTTCCAGCATTACCCTTTGGCCGAACCGCTGCCGCATAATTCCTTTTCCATGATTATATTCCGTCACAACCCCTTTGGGCATATATCCATCAGGGTGGCGTTCCCCCGTATAAATCAACCCGCCACGCTCCAATGCGGCGGCACGGAGCATTCTTGCCCGGTCGCTGTTGCGCTCGTAGTTGAGGGCTCGCCGCAAGTCATTGCGCCCTACCTTGAATTTCTCACGTATTTCACGAAGCTCTGAAACCGGCAATAGGATTTGTTTTTTCATACATTATTCTCTTTTCCGTTATTTTCTTATCTTTGCTTTGTGGTTACATTGAAACCACTTTGCAAATATACAAAGTACTTTGTAATATACAAAGAAAAATGTTATTATTTTATGAATGATACAAAGATAAATGTGTCAATACGGTTCGATACTCTTGTTAAAGCATTGGGACATACCGTATCGTCATTCGCGCGTGCATTAGGATACGAGCGTAGTGATAAGTTGTACAACATTCAAAAAGGGAAATATTTTCCGAGTTTTGACATCTTGCAAGATATTACAAAGAACTTTGTAGATGTAAATATAGACTGGTTGATAACAGGTAATGGCGACATGTTTAAGACATGCACAACTCCATTACTCAAAGATGATCAGACAACAGTTGCGATTGGAACACGCTCGGATAAAAACGAGGGCATTCCGTTGATCCCGATTGACGCAATGGCCGGAATGCTGTCCGGTGACGATCATTCCATAATGGAATACGAATGCGAGTATTATGTGATCCCGATGTTCAAAGGGGCAGAGTTCCTTATACAGGTTAAGGGCGACTCGATGCGACCGCAATATTACAGCGGTGATATTGTGGCGTGTAAGCGATTGCCGCTCGATACGTTCTTTCAATGGAACCGAACCTATGTTATCGACAGCGAGCAGGGTGTACTCATAAAAAAAGTTGAGGCAGGGAGCGATAACGAACACATTTTGCTCGTGTCCGAAAACAAGGAGTACAGACCGTTTGAAATCGCCAAAGAAAAGATATACTCTCTCGCCCTCGTGATAGGCGTTGTCCGTGCCGAATAAGCATTTAATTGGGCCAAAACGCGGCACAACGAGCTTACTTGTCAATAAGTCAAATAATTACAAAACAAATTAAAGCGATAAAACCCCGTTGATTTTGTGCATTATAGGGGGTCTTATCGCTTAAAATGTGGCTTTTTTGATACCGTTTTTGTCCTTATAGGGGTGTTTACATCATTTATTTTGATACCCAAAACTATGCCCAACACTATGCCCAACGTGTATTTTAGATATTTTTCCCGCAAAATGAAATGTACAATTTTTTGAAGATATATTTGGGGTAGAATATAGATTAAATAGAGATTAAAAACAGGTTTTATTTGGTAGGAGAGAATTATTATATCTCTCATAAAACGCCGAAATACAGCCTTTAAAGCATGAATAAGCACAAAAAAGGGCGTAATCGCATGATTTACGCCCTCAGAATT